CTAAGTTGTATGGCGGTTTTCTGTCGTTCATTTGGCTGCTAAAATAGAGTTAATTGTTCATCATATTGCACAATATGTAAATCTTCGTAACTTACAAGATAAGCACCATGTTCCCATCTAAACAAGAACCAACATATCTTATTGTCTTTGCTCTGAAAAGCAATACACTCCAAAATTCCGATTCTATCTGGTCTTAACTTCTCGTATGCTTTTTTACCTATCAATTTTTTCGGCTCGTTCATTTAATTCGGTTAAATAAATTCAATTTGGTAAATACCTTGCTCAATTAAACGTTCGCATTCTCTCCATTGTATCAGGTAATCCTTTATCGCTACTTCGTTGTGTTCTGCGTCCAATTCAGAATCTTCGGTGTACCACACGTTGTATCTTTCTTCGCCAGTTGCTTTAATAGCGTTATAAGGCAATGCATCCACCTTTTCAAATGAATGAAAACTAAACGTGTGAAACGGCGCTATCAATTTTTCCTGCTGCAAGTATGTTACCTCTGCATAGAATGTGAACTCTTTGCCGTTTGATATTTTTACAATATCGCCAAATTGGAGTTCTATTCCTTTTCTGTCAAATAGTTTTAGTGTAAACATAGTTCATTTGTTTTATTTTGGTTTATAACTTGCCTTCATCAGCAAATGAATAATAACTACTTTTTGTCAAGATTACGTGATCACAAATATCAACATCAATCAATTTCAACGCTTGTGCTGTCTTTTTGGTTAAATTTATATCTTGATCTGAAGGCTGTACATTGCCCGATGGATGATTGTGTGCAAGTATAACAGCGTCTGCCAAACTATCCAATGCATATTTTGCAATAATACGGATATCAACAACAGTACCTGATATTCCACCTTGCGATATTTTAGCGTAGCCAACAGTCGTTTTGCTTCTATTCAATAATAATATAAAAAATGATTCATAAACCTCTATATCTTCAAAATAAAATTGCCTTATGAAATTGTATGCATCAAGGCTTGATTTAATTTTTACTTGAGGAAATTCTGTGTCATTTTTTTTAATAGTAAATAGCGGAGTGTATTTTGTTTTAGCCTTCATATTGATTTAGTTTGGTTTACAAAGTTAATGTTAATTACTCAAAATTAAACTTTTTATACTGCGGTTTTGGTTTTGGTTTAAGTTCACCGTTCTTTTGCTTTACTCCAAGCCAGTTAGTAAAATGCGATTTTAGATCGCGTTCCGTTTTATCGTCATCCTTGCCTTGCGAATAGCAATGTGCTATAAACTCATCAACAAGCCTGTTAAAGTCATCAGGACTAATCTTATAGGCTCGGATAACATTTTCATACCACAATGTCTGTTTGGGCAATTCTCGGATGTGTTCCACCTTAAATTTCGGCTGCGGTTTGAATTGGTCAATGTAACGTGGCGGTTGTATCGGTTGCTCGGTTTCTGCATATTCTTGAAAATAACTATCGTTGTCTTTATCACTATCTTTATCACTATCTTTTTTACTATCACTCTTACTATCGGGGGCGACTGGGGGCGACTGGGTTCTTTGGGTTCTTCTACCACCCATCATTCCATTCTTTTTATTGCGTTCACACACCGCCTGATATTTAGCTGAATCCCTGTCAAATTGTGCTTTGAACGGGATAAACACTAAGTCAATTATTTGATTAACCGACTGGGTTATTTGGGTTTCGTTGGGTTCTTTTGGTTTGTTGTAGTCGTATATTTTCTTAAACAACTGCCCTGCCTGTTCATCAGTAAGGCTGTCCAAAACGACCAAAGAATCCATGTGAATAATAAATGACTTTCGCATAATTAAAAAGTAAATCCCGTCGAAGTGTTCAACACGGGTAGCTGTTGGGACAAATCGACCCTCCGTGTTAATGCACCCCAAACGGGATTATAATAAATTGCTTGTGACATAATTTGTTATTGGTCAGCTACGACCTAATGAGCAAATATACTAACTATTGCCTTTCTGCAAACCTTTGAGCAACTTTATTGCTTCCGACTTATTGACAAGTTGATACTCGTTATACCTGCCCGATGTTCCGTATTTAGTTTTAAACTGGATAGGCGTTTTCTTGAATTTTAACCCCATCTGTTCAAATTCAGGAACGCGAGTGGATAGTTTCATTGATCCAGTCAATTTGAACGCTGTAATAGCGGTTAAATGCTTGTTGTCGATGAACGCTTGGATTAATGCTGATTTTTGTGTTTTGGTTTTCATTTTGTTTTGGTTTTAGTTATTGGTTAATAATTCTATTGCTTCGTCTGATGTTCGTACAACGTACACGGGAGCGCAGTTAATTTGCTGAAATCGCTCCTGACCTTCGCGCAGTTTGCCTGTTTTGGTTTTGACCTCCATCACAAACCACTTACCGCGATAACTTACAAGCAGGTCGGGAATGTCGCGTCCGTTGATCTTGTTCACGGTTGCACCAATGGCTTCCATAGCCTTGACAATTTCTGCCTCATTCCCGTCGCGCTTGTATTTGTACTTCATTATCCGATCTTAAATTGTGTGATGTTCAGTTTTGTTTTTAACTCCTGCAACTCTGCTTCGGCTTTTCGGATGGCTTCTTTGCCTAAATCGATGTCGGATTCAGGAACACCAAAAAATAAATAGTACAATCCACATTCATCATCGACACGTGGATCGAAAGAAACAAACATACCACGATCAACTCCGTGAACGATACAACCTGCGACGATCTGCCAGTAATACTTTGGCATTTCCTTCTTCAAATCCTCGACGCTTTCCATAAGGCAATAACGTAGGTGCGTGGTTGTCTTTGGGCATTTAACCTCAAAAATACAATCTTCACCTGCGTATGTTCCAACACGATCACACGTTGCACCAAATGTAGGAACTTCGTCCCATTGCTGAAAATAGCTGCTATCTTCGAGCGTTACAGTTGGCACTAACTTTTCAAGCCATGTAAATGCACGGGATTCATTTTCTACACCGTGTGCGATATCCGCGCTCTCGTAGAAGTCCTCCTGACTTTCGCCAGTCAATCGCTCGGCTAACTTCTGTATGATGTACGGGCGTGGTCGCTTCTTAGGTGTGCAAATTAAGTCGTACAGGTTACTCGCGGTCCATTTGCCTACACGCGCCTGATGCCATTCAAAACTGTTTGCTTCTACTCTTGTGTCCATCGTGTGTTCTGTTTTAGTGGTTGTGATTGTACGTCGATTACTTCCTCGTAGGTGTGGATGCCCATGCTGATCTCGGGTGCAAATTGTCGCACAAAGAACGCTGCTGCACGATAGCGAAGCATTAGCTGTGGCATTGTCTTCCACTTGCTACCTGCCTTTGTTGCCCATCCTTCGTCCGTTGCCATCTTAACGCTAACCCAGATGCCATGCTTAATTTCGCCTGTGCGCTTGTCCTCTGCATACGCTCGGCATGATCCACCGTCTTTGTCTGATTCCTCATAGCCAATCGTACCCCATGCGGTCGATGCGTTAAGCGTTGCAATCAGGAAATTACTCGACCATGCAGGTTTGCCGTGAACGATGTACAGGTTCTGCATAACCATTAGCGGAGACGCTCCGATACGGGATGCGGTTTCGATAGCAATGATGCAGTCAGCGATGTTGCCCTGATATGTCTTAGGCACTAACTGTGATGCTGCCAGTACCTTTGCCTGACGTTGCGCCAGTTCAAAAGATTCTGCATTGGTGAATACGCTCACCGCTTGGTTGACCTGACGCGGTTGGATAGCAACAGGTTCATCAATTACAACAGGCACTTCGGCTGTTGGTTGCTCGGTAGGTTGCTCTTGCACCTCCGGTTGTTGATCGAAGTCGGCAGGATATTCAATGCCATCGACGATCTTTGTTTCTGTTTTCTGTTTCATTTTGTTTTGGTTTTGATTTACACAAATGTAACTAAAATTTAGATTAGTTGGTTGTCCTGCAAAGATTTTTTTTGCGCATCAGTTAAGTAGCGTTCACCGCGTAAGATTCGGTAAAGGTGCGGACGGCTGCATCCGATTAACTTTGCCACGTGGGACTTGCTGATTCCTAATAACTTGATCTTGCGGTTTAATTTATCTATTGACTTCATAGGTTGTCGATGACTTCGGTTTCTACGTAATTGATCACGTCCTGCTTCATGAAGTCCGCAAAGCGTTGGATAGCATCGGTCAAATCTTTGTAGTCGATTACCGCGTTGATGTCTGTTTGTTTCTCGTTATACCAGTCACCTGCTACCTCGCTGACTGTTACGTGTACAGGAACGTCAAATGAGATTCCTTCCGTGTCATCCATAAAGAAGTTAATGGTGACGTACTTTGTGAGTGATGATTTCATATTTATTCGGGTAAGGTTAAGTAAATAGATAGGTTTAACTCGTCATGCTGCAATTTTACCCAGTTTTCATCAGTAAGGTAGAATGATGTGTCAAATGCTGCCTCGCATTGCTTACGGACTTGCTTACTGTAATGTCCTTGCAGTCTAATTCTGCCATGTCCTGTCTCGATGGAATAGAATAACTCCAAAGATATTTTGTCGTTAATCTCCGTTAAGATTTGCAGCAATTCTGCTTGTGTTTTGGTTTCTGTTGTCATATTTATTTGGTTTATTGGTTTACTTATTCATGATCCACCCATTCGTCATCCTTGAGTGGTTCGGCTTGTCCGGTTGTGTCGTTGAGCCATAAGGCACGGCATAACTTTACCGCTGCTTCGTAGCTGACACGCTTCTTGACGTTGCGTTTGATGCACTCGTCACAGTTCTTAATTGCCTCCGTGCTATCTGTTACGAAGATGGTCGGGGAGTGCATATCGCGTGGATGACGTTCATCATATTGGTTACACGCTTTTGCAAACATTATTGCTATAATTAGCAGGAATATCGGTACGGCTATAAATTGTTTCCAGTTCATGTTGTTATGGTTTTAGTTGGTTGTTTTAGTTAGTCCTAATTCTGAACAAGCGTAGTTAATGTACTTTGAAGTTGTAACGCGCCAATATCCTAATATTAGCGTAGTTTTGGCGGTTTTCGTTTGCCCGTTGTGTTAAAAATAAAACTCGGTGGTTAAACCTTTGCGGTTGCTAATCAAAACATACTTACCGCCTGAATAGCGTGGATGAATGCTAACGTGACAATTCTTCGGCAAACGCGTTAAATTATGTTCTTCGCAGAATTGTTTTTTTGCTTTTGCGATCGCTTGGTTTTCTGTTAAAGTTTTCATAGTTCTTGGTTTTTAAGGTTATGCAGTTATTCGGATGCTGCTCCCCGTTTGGTTTTACTTTTTGTAAGCTATTGGTTTGTTATAACCGTGTTTGATATTACGACCGTGATCTCCTTTACCAATTAAATCTACACGACCAAAGAAATAAAACGCATCAATCGTACAGGCAACATACTCGCGGTTGCTGCTTCTCGAAGAAATTACATTGCCCGATTCGTCAATTACCTGATACATAAACTTTCCTGATTTGTTGTTTGTTTCAGTAACTTTTAGCTCGTAGTTCATAGTTCTTGGTTTTAGTTGTTTGTTTTAATTTGATAGGACAAATATACGGCTAATTTTCATTTACACAAGTGTAAACGTAAAAATAAAGTTGCGATTTTTGCAACTAATCCGTAACTAATTGATAATCAACGCAATAAATTTACTGTAAAACCTGCTATTATTCCACTCAGGGCTGCAATTACCGCTGTTTTTCTGCGGTTTTTCTTTTGCACTTTGTGTAATTCTGCAACATTTTGGGCATTGATTAACCCTAATTCTGTGACATACTCACGGTGAAGGCTATCCTGCTGCCTGTATTGCTCGGCTAAACTATCGCACTTTACCACAATCGTATCGCACATCTGTAGCTTGGTAACCGTGTCCGTGATGGTCTGATATTTCACAATCATTGACTGCAATCGTTCAACGTGTTCAATGACAGTATCACGATGCAGTATCAACGTGTCGTACTTAACGATCACCTCACGCTCTACAACTGTCTCAACTTTACCGCTGAACAAATACCATCCTACTCCGATGCCGAACGCGATTGATAAACCAATTCCAAATAATCGTTCCATTGTTTTATTCGTTCAGTTATTTTCTTGTATGAATCCACCGCGATATACTCCCACCCGTCCGACGTTCTCATGTATACAACTTTCTCACCGCTTACCTCCGTTGATCGCCAGAATACAATCCATTCGGCTACGTAGCATAGTGTAGCTTTACGCTTAAAATACAACTCTTTGCCTTCGTCGTATTCGAGCATCTCAAACTCAAAGTAAGGGAATCCGCTTGGTGCTTCCATCACGCGTAAACTTTACCGTTAACTATTCGCGCCTGTTTCATCACGTATTCTCCTGTCTTAGCATCAATATGCAACACCGCGCATCCTTGCGTCCAATCGTTCTCAGGCAAGTAGTCAGGCGAAAGGTCGCACAAACATCCGAATGAATAGCACACGTAGTCCGTGCCATCGCTGTTCTTCCATGTAAATTGTGATTCCTTATGGAAATGACCAACGGCTGAACTGATGCGCGATTTTAACGCTAACCAACGTGCAGGATATACGCCACCGCTACCTTTGAACTCATGACCGTGATAAATGGTAAACTTACCTGCTTTAATGCGTTGCAGCGATCCTATTTCAATAACTCCATGCTTTCCGAACTCAAGTATTTCGGACAGATTAAAGTTCGGTAAATCGAGCAATTCAGGTGCTTTCACTTGCATATAACGCACCAAACGCTGTTCGTGGTTGCCGATCTTGAAGTAAATCGGGCAACTTAACTCATGTTTCACCCATGCGATAAACTGCTTCCACGTCTCTATTTCCTCACTAATCTTACGCGCTCTTGGATCTTTCTCGTGAAATGATACACCGTGAAAGTCCAACGTATCACCGTTAAGCAATAAACCGTTAACCTTTTGATCTTTCAAGTGATTAACGGCTGCTATCAACGCTGCTTCATCGTGGTAAGGCAAATGAATATCGGATAAAATACCTAACCGCGTCACACCTTTCGGCATTATAAAATCTTCGCGCTTCTCTGCGTATGATACTGGCGGTTGAGGTGTTTGGAATTGAAATCCTTTGCGCTGTACTTGTTCTCTTTTCTTATCACCTAACGCACCACGATAGTATTTTACGGCGTTACGTACTGCGTCATAGGATGTAAACAGTTCAATGTTTTCGTTGTAGATTTTACGCGCAATTGCCCGTGTCGCTACCGTTGGGAACTTCTCAAGGTAATTAATTACTACCTTACCCTGAATTTTAGTTTTTCCTGCCATTTGGTTTTGGTTTGGTTTATAACTTGTACATCAGGTCGCTAAGATAGATATTCTCATCTTTCACCCCAATGCTTCGCGCCCATGATCGTACATCGAACGACGGACAAGCCTTTACCGCAAATTGGTTGTGACCTGCCACCTTTATTTGTGGATGCTTTGCAATAGTGTTTAATACATACGCCTTCATCGCTTCAAGTTGTTCAGGCGTTCGCGTGTCCTTTGCTTTCTTCATGTCCTTGCTCATTCCACCAACGTAACACACGTGACGCGCTTTCTGATTAGTACCTACCGCACCATTTGTAACCTCACGCGGTTGCACAATGTTATCATCGTCATACGGCACTAAATTCTCAACCGTACCACGTAGGTGAATTAAGTCACTATACCCGACCTGCTTCCAACCTCTGCCCTTTGGCGGTGCTGACGTATGCCATGCGCGAATGTCCGCGCCTGTGTGCGGTCTGCCTTCCGGTGTTGACGTGCAATGGATGATTAATAGTTCTAACTCTTTCATTTACGTTTAATTGCTTCGATTACTTTTTGGAACACACCCTTACCAGTTGCTTTCTTTAGATTCTCGTCAATGCTCATCAACTCGTTACCAAGTATAGCCAATGACACAATGCTGCGAACGCTGAATCCAAAATCGATCTTAAATACGTTCTCGATCGTGTGCGCTAACAGAATCAAAAGAAAGTACACCAACAGTTTAGGAAATACGTCCGCTAACCTACGGCTGCTTATCTTCTCGCCTACTTTACGCGCTGCCCATACGCCCGTTGCCGTGTCGCATAGCACAGCCATCGCAACTACGAACAACTGACCACTTGCAGGAGCAAAGTAAATTATAAGCAATTCAGGCAGGTGAATCAACTTCTCACCTAACTTCATTAACCACACGCGCACCATTAGTTGTATTGTAATTGAACGTAAAGTGCTGACTGTGGTGCGTTAGTGTCGCTATCCGCTACACCTGTTGTTGCTGCGATTACGATTGCTGTGCTAAAAAACTGAATTGTTTTACCCGACTCAAAAGGTTGATAAACATTCCCTGATGACGGCACGGCAATTGTCAAAACTGGCTTAGTTGTGCCAAGTGTAATATCCGCATCAAAATTGTCAAAGAACTTAACGTAAATAGTGTTTTGATTTGGATTGATGATGTTCAACCCGCGAACGGTTAATCCACCAACTCCGCACTCTGCAACGCTCAACAATTCTTCTGTTAATGATAGGCTTCTAAAGTTGTTCATGATAAATAAGTTTATGTGTTAATTGTTAATTCCAAGTATTTGTTTTATCTGTTCGATCTCTTGCGGTGTAGAATTGTTAAGTGCTATCAATGCAGGTGACACGTAAACATTAGGATTATAATTGTCCCTTGCAATTTCGTTGCCTTCGTCATCGTATGTTACAATGATTTGCTTTTCAATAATCTTATCCGACAAGATGCGTTTTTGAGGCTGACCATTTTCGTTTATGATCCAGTCAAAATGCTGATTTTGCTCTGTAATTATTTCAGTTCTCATATTATACGCGTTTGAAAAATAATAATACCCTAAATACTGATCCCACGGGATTTGTTGCCCATGTCGGATTAGTGCAACGTAATACCCACGTATCCCCTGCTGTAAATGCCAATGATAAACCTGTAAAGTTAAAGGTACTTGTAACGGTAGCAGATGCACCGTTTGTTTGTATGTTGCCTATGGTCGCTGTGGTATTTTGTGTAACGTTTAACAATTCCCACAGTTGGTTTTCATTCGTTCCTGCTGTCGTATTACCTGACACGTTGACTACCGCTGCCTGTAACGTACATGAATAAGGCATAAATGAATCGTTATTGGCTGCCGTATTCCCTGCTGTTGGGGCGTTAGCTCCATTTGAAAAATGCCAAACGGAACCATCAGTCAAAGGTGCTGCACCACCGTAAAGTGCGTAAACAGTAAAAATAACATCGTCTAACGTTATTTTGCTATTTAGCTGCGTCTGAATAGCTGATGTAACACCTTTGACATACGATAACTCCGTCAAACTTGGATAAGTCGCTGTTGTCAAACTTGTTATCGTACTACCAGTAGAATTGAATGCGGCTAACTCATTATTGGTTCCTGTACCTGTTACGGGGTTTGTTAACGTTGCTTGTTTACCGTTTATCTGCGTCTGAATAGCGGATGTAACGCCTTTCACATATGACAACTCTGTCAAACTTGGATATGTCGTAGTATTTAACGATCCAACCGTTCCCGATGTTGCCCAGTACGTTATCTGATTAGCCGTTCCCGTACCTGTTACAGCATTCGGTAGAATTGTATTAATGCTTTTAGCCGACCACAACTGTGACGATGAATTGTAAGTCAAAACATCATTATTCACAGGCGGTGTTGTAATCAAATCCACATTGTGAATTTCATCAAGTTCGTAACCGTTTTGACAGCGGACATAAATCTGCCCGTTACCCGCATTTGCCCTTTCAACTATTCCGACATACACCAAATGATCAGGAGCATAAGGCTTTACGTTTGTCACACCTCCAAATGTCGATGCACTAAGATAAAGCGTGTCACCTGCCGAATATGCAGCAGTGTTAACGCCTACTATTGCACCCTGAATAATAATATAACCTTCCGCACCTACTCCAATCGTCGAGTCATAAACAATACCGATTGTTTTGGCTGAGGTAGTATCTGCGTCTGCCCGTGCTAATTTAACGGACATCTTGTTGCCAGTTGATCCAAACGCGTACACTACCTGTCCTTTGCTAATTACAGAACCTTCCGCATTGTGCACGTATGCCAACAGATGCGCACTTGTCAATCCGATGGCTTGGAAATTAGTACCGTCATAAACGATTATAATTTCCTGATTCGCTTTTATGTCACCTGATTCAAGCGGAACGATGCTATTCTTGTAAATGTTAACCGCACCAAGTGAATTGATATTAATAGTTGATCCGTTATCGTTGACGCTGGTAAATTTGATAGCGTAAACATCGCCCGTTGTATAGGCTGAAACGCCTGAAATGGTTGTTGTATAAACGCCTGCTGAAACCTGCGTTGCAGTACCATGCAAAAGACCACTTGCTCCACCCGTGCCGATAGGCATATAGTCCAAATTAGACCATGTGTCCGTGCCGTTAGCTATTTTGAACTTGCGTTGATCTGTTGCACCGTAATACTCATCAGATGTTACCAATATTCTCTTAGCAGAATAAACGGTTGAATCCGCTGCCCATTGCGCTGCTGTCTTAACGACTATCTGACTATCTATGTTGACTGTTACTGCCATACTATGTTAATTGTTTGATTGTCTAATGTTGCTACCGTTACCGTGTTCTGCAACACGTTATCCACGTACACATTATAAGTTGTATCGGGAAGCGTTAACGTGCCACCACTCGCAACCGTTACCGTATACGTATTATTGCTATTCTTTACCGTCGCTGATGCGCAAATTGTTGTACCTCCACCATCATTTGGATATGGCGGTGTCACAAATGGAATATTGCATCTGTCATCGCCTTTCGCAACCTCGACCGATACCGTAAACGTAACACCTGCTAAATTCTTGGGCGAATACTCGACCAACAAATCCAAGTTAAATAACGTGTCACGGTTAATGCGCCACTTGTACGCAGGATGACGAAGTTGTGCAATAATATCTTCCGCTATTTGCACCAAATCAGAATGACGTTCCAACTCGTCTATCTCTCCGCGTATAACGGAGTCAACTAACCAGAAACGAACGTCGAATGTAGTGCTACTTATTCCACGTTGTGCGCTTTCTACATTGCACCATAATTCAGGCGTGTTCGTAGTACCCGACGCGTAATGCTCCCAAGTATTGCCGTACTTAAAATCATTTATCTGTCGATGCTGCGTTGCTATCTCCTGAATGTTTGCGATCAGTTGATTTAACGTCGTTATGTTGCTGTAGCTTGTCATCGTGCTTCTTCGCTAAGTATTCGATAAACTTTTTAGCGTTCTTTGTCTTTTTAGAAATCGATTGTGTTTTCATCACCTGTTCCGCATGGGTTATAGCCTGATCGATATTTGCCCATATAAATACCAACGTTATACTGTTTGTGCTTTGGTAAGACCGTATCAACTCCATCGCCAGGATCGCCGTACAACGGGTACTGATCTTCGTATTCGATCAGGTAACGCATCAACATATCAGCATCGGTCTGACCTTTATCCATAAAGTACTTATACAAACGGTCCAATTCCGAAATACTCGCAGGATTAGCGTTATCGCTGTTCATCGTCATAACGCCCTTTTGACGCATTTTGTAGTTGAACACGTATAAACCATTTCCCAACACGTAGAACTTCATTACAGGGTTAATGTACGTGTTTAACAGCGTTGTGTTTAATTGTGTTAACGTGTTATTCTGCACTTGTGTTAACAGTTGATCATACAACGCGCTTCCCAATATCGGACGAATGTAGTGACGCTGTGTGTCCCATATCACCTCGCACAGTTGCTGTTGATCGTATGTGCTTTCAACGTATGCCAGTAGCCCTTCGTCGTTAGGCTTGAATAATAACGGCTTATTTATAGTACTCATAATTATTGTCTTTCTCTAACGATTACTTGTCTAAACGTGTGACGGCATTGTGGTTGTGCTACGCCTGTATTTGGGTTTGTGTACCAACCTCCGCGTAAACTCCACACATTACGATCTTCTTCAATACTCATTTGGTTAATATCCTCACGAGAATAAAGTTTGTTTAATCGCATCAACTCCACACAAAACGGACGCGACTTACCACCTGCAACTAACTTTGGTGCATTAGCAGATAAATCGTAACGGTACATCACTTTCAGATTCTCGGTCTTAGCAGGTTGCTCTTTAATCAACTCTTGACCTTTTTCGGTCAACTCATACGCTCCAACCTTATCACCTGCGATTTTCTCCGGTGACCATTTGATGCTCTTATTCTCACGCAAACGGTCAATAGTATCTTTGACATCACCAATAGAAACCTTCGCAACCTTAGCGATATTCTCGGCAGGTATAAACGGGTCTTTACTTAGCAAGTCCAACACCACACGATCTAACGATTTTATTTCAGCCTTTGCAAACGTCATAAACTCCTGCTCACTCGCTTCGATCTGATCAGCGTCAAATGTCAACACATCGCGCTCACGGACAACTTCGTATTTGTCCGCATCAACACCGTACTTCATAAACACCGCAATATTTGCGTCGATTGTTGCTTTATTAAAGGCATAAGACTGTTTGTTCTTTACACCCAAACGATCAATTACATATTCTGTCAATCGCTCGTCACCTAAGATGCGCTCAATAGTAGCGTCTGACGGCATCCAGTCAACTGACTTAACGCGCTTTAATTTTAACGTGATAGGTAAACCAATGTCGTGCACGATCTCATTGATAGCGTACTCCAAACAACGCTGACGGCTTATCACGTAGCGGTTATAGTAACTTTCTTCCATTGTAGCCAACTCATTGCGCTGACCTAATGCGCCTTCGGTAGATATTCCCAACAATAACTTTGGAAACTCGTGTGAGGCCAAAATATTGTACTCGGATTGATCCGCGATCTCTTTGTAAAGTGTTGACTGGTCAGGTACGTTAATTGGGTCAATAGCAGCAGCCTGTTCGATAGACTGATAAAACCCAACCATCAATCGCTTACCTTCTGGACTTGTAAAGTTCTTAGTAAACGATTCAGTTATCTCTTGCTGCTTCTCGTCATCAGGAATATTGCCAAAGAACTTAGCATTGATCATTGGCGCAAATGACGCGGTAATGTTTGTGTATTGGAAATCCGAATACGCAATGTGATTCTCAATCCATGTCAACGCACCGCGATATTGTGGCAATGCGTACACGTATTGGTCAGGATGGTATGCAGCATAAAAGTAAATCTGCTCACCTTCGCGCTCATTTGGATCGTAGCCGTCATAAACTTTGTAATCAGGCTCTTTTTCAAAGTTCTTATTCTCGATGCGTTTACCTTGCTTAATTATGTACCATTTACGCGTATAGGCGAATTTGCTCATGTCCGCATTGGTACGCAGGTTAGCAACGTCGATGTGCTCTAATGTTGCAGTACGCTTGTTCTTTGACCATTTCACAAGAATAGCGAACATATTATGCACCTCGAAGTCTAAAGCCCAGCGCAATGTTGATTCGTTCAAATCCGTGTCAGCAAATGGCTGTTTGATCAACTTATCTGCTAACGACTTTTGTGCTACGGTCATATACGCGCCCTTAGCGTAATCCCATCCTGCACCTGCAATGTAGTTAACCTTTGCGTTGATGATTGCAGAATGAAACGAACAACGACGATATAAGTCAATTAAGTAGTATGGAAAATCATTTTTTTCACCTGACTTAATGAACTCCGAATCTTTGATCTCAACAAATTCAGGACGCTTTCTGTTGTTCAGTTGCAACCAATGAATCTGTGGTTTATTTTGCTCACTCATTAGTAATGATATTGCGTTGTGTTAGTAGGCATTTGGTATGCCTGTTCATTTACATCGTTAACTTTCAACTGTCCTTTCTCGACAAGTGACGTAGCTAATGACGGATTTGTATTGTTGCTGCTCGTTTGCTCGTAAACGAAGTATTGGTATATCTGTTCGGTTAGCGTTGCCGTTGTGCCTTCAATAAATACAAACGTATCCTTACGGCTGTCACTCGCTGATGGTTGTGCAATCCACGTTACCACAGTCTGATCACCACCTAATAAATAAAACAAATAATATGGATTCGTTAGCGTTGTTTTCTCGGTCAACGTTAACACCAACGTGTTGGATGCTCCTTTTGTAACTTGCAACATATTATTAAAATTACAAAACGAATTTTTGTGTAATAAAAAACGCGCCTACCGTAAGATAGACGCGCCAAACCAAACTATGAACAGAAAACAAACTATACTCCTAAAGCAGTCCACAAGTTAGTGACGTGTGGTGCTTTGATCTTTTCCATGCCAGTAAAGGTAAGAGTGTAACCGTTACGATCACCATATGCAGTACCTGCTTCATCAACAGAAGATGAACAGAACAAACCGTTTTCGTAACCAAACACACGCACCTCACCGTTATTGTATTTCACAGCGACATGGAATGTACCACCGTGATATTTCTGAACCTCATTCAAGATAGCAGCATTCTTTGTGTTCCATACCCAGTTAACTGTTGGAGCGTACATTGTTGTGCCATTCTCGCGTGAAGTTGTACCGCTGTCTGTAGCGGTTGCAGTAGCCTCTTCGCATTGCAAAGTGTACCACCCTGTCAATCCATTGCCCGACAAAGTTGCTTGACCTGATGTCAACGCAAAGCCTGTCAAGTTAGAATTAAAGGTTTTTACCTTAATCTCTTTGATACCGCCAACGTTGTCACGACAGTCGATAACAAAAGATTGATTGATTGAACAACTCATCGTCTAATGTTTTATAAAGTGGGCAGCCTTACGGGGCTGCCACACTTTGATTAATTATTATGCTGTCTTGAAAGATACTACGTGCTGAGGGAAGAACACGCCTGTTGTAAACTTCATGCGAACACGAGCGTACAACTTGTCATCCTTCTTCTCATACCAAGCCATCCAATCGTTAGCATCTGTGATTTGGTCAGTTGCGATAATCAAATTTGACTTGTAGAATGTGAAGATACGGTTCTTGAACAATGCAGGCATACCGCTCAACTCGTCGTTATCAGAGTTAAGTCCTGGTACCGCTTGGATAACCATGTTAGTACCCGGCAATGTTACGCGACGTGCTGAGATGTCAGCAGTTGATGCAGAGTAGTGGAAATAATTTTCGTTCTTAATCTTGATGATTAATTTATCGAAAGTATCATCACCACATACAGTAATCAAGTCTTCCTTACGCTTCATAGCAGCAGGAACAGCTAACCAGTGGTTGTCAAAAATAGTAACAACGTTAGAAACTGTAATTGAGGTTTCGCTTGTAGTGTTAGAGTTAACGTAACCGCCTAAAGTTTCGAGAGTCTGAATGAAACCGTTGAAGTGCTTTAAGTTACGAGTACCTGCACCTTGTGTCTTAGATGACTGCCAGTAAGCAGATTCCAAATCTTTTGCGATTTGCTCCGCTGTACGTGCCATGATTGTAGATACTAATTCAGGAGCAGAATTTTCATCCAACTTAGCACCAGCGCGTAAGTAACGACGAAGTGACTTCGCGTCCAAATCTTTGAAACACCAATCCAATTCAACTTTCATTGAATCAACTGTCAAAGTGATCTGATCAAAGTTACCAGAATCACCTGATGGGTTTACAGTAGCGCAAGAGCTGTCTGCTTGGAAATAAGGATCAACATCGAAGTAAGTCAGACGCTCTGAATACTTGATGCCTTCTACAACTGTTACCAATGGAACAGTCACAGGTGAATAAATCGCAATCGAACGGAGGTCGGCTGCTTCGTCGGTGACGTGGTTCGTCATCCCTGTTAAATCAAATGCCATTTTTTTATGTTTTTATTAGTGAATATTAACGCTTGAAAATTCGTGCGCGGATTTCCTCGATTGACGGCTTTGCCTTTTCTTCAACGCGGAAATTCTGTTCTTTTTTAGTTTCAACTTGTGGTGCATCGCCCAAATCCTCGATTGCCTTAGCAACTGATTCATTGAACGCTAACATCTGTGTGCGAAACTTAGATAACTCTTCGTTCTGCTTTGTTAGGTTCGCTACCACTTCGCTCAATGCTGTGATGTTATCTTTTAACGCCTTTACCTCGTCTTCGGTGAAACGCTGAACTTTCTCCACTCGTTCGATAACCTCTTTCGGTGTTGTTTGTGAAGTTTCTTCGCTCATTCCTTCCGGTGCTACAGGCGCAACAACTTCTTCGTTGTTTGGATCTTTCATTTCAGGTGCTTCAATCTCTGTGATAAAACCGTCAACGATAGTGATGACAGTACCGTCCTCCAAAGTGTAATCACCTGATGCAGCAGGTACTAATCCTTCTGGAGTTTCTACGTTTACAGGTGTTCCGATCATTGGTTCACCTTCCCAAACCAAAACAGAACCGTCAGGCAATACAGCCTTTCCGAATGCTTGTTCGTTGGTGTTTACTTGTTCGTCTTTGAACACTGCAAATGCAGACTTCATTTGTTCCGCGAACTTCTTAATAGTATCTTGATTGATTGCCATGTTATTAAAATTACGGTTTAGTAAATTCGTTTAGAAAGTTATCAATAATCGTGTCCATTGACGCTACAAGTTCGTCATGTGGGTTAGGTTCGTCAGCCATGAAGTCAAATCCGAATAATCCCTCAACACTAAATCCTTTGTACTCGCCTTTGGTTATCTTCTCGCGTATTTCAGGTGATTCAACGTAGTAAGATAAAATCCAACTGCCGTCCTCAACATCTTTGAACGCCTGTGGTGCGTTAACACCTCGCTCTTTATCCACGATCATGGATTCAACCATATACACACCGTTAGCGATGTCTTCCGCGTCGTGCATCTTGTTAACCGCGTTAAATCGTTGATGCTTCGCCCACTTTTTAACGATGGTTTTAATGGTCTCTTTTGAAACCTTTACAAAGTATTCACCTTTGCTGTCATTGCGGTAAATCGGGAAGTCCGCTCTCATTGCAACGCCAGTCACGATCCATTCTTTGTCGTTAACAAAGTACATCGGCTTCGCTTCGTCAAATACTACAAAGTCAACCTCTACCGCAGGTGCATCTACTAACGCATTCATTGACACGCCAGTGTTGTCGTTCATGTCAACTGTCATTTCGTAGATAGGTAGCTTTTTCTTTTTCTTTGCCATGTTAATAAAATTACAAATGTGTTGTTCGTTTAGAATCGCGCAAGGTTCTCGACAACCTGCACGTTATTGTTTACCTCGTTGATTTCGGTTACTGCCACGTATGCTGTTGGTTGGTTGTTTTGTTGGTTGATCACGTTGCCCTGTTGATCTAATAGCGTTGAGGGTTGCGCTGCGCTGTTGATGTTTGGTTGGTCATTTATTTGCGCTAATCCCATACCGCCACCCATGCCACCGCCACCTCCTCCAACCGATCCACCTCCACCGCCCTTCTCATTTACAGCGACAATAGCTGCAACACGAGCCAATCCCGATGCTATTGCTATACCTGCTGCTACCGCTGCACGAATTGGTGCGTCGGGCGTTGCAAGTGCTAACTGTGATAGGTATGCTTGTTGTGCAGCCTGATACGTTGCAATAGTTGTTTCGGCAACGGCAAAGGCTTTTTGAAGTTTAGCGTTCTTACCTGCTAATTGACCTAATGCAGCAAATGCATCTTTTGCTAAATCCAAACGCGCTTTATTAACTGCGACCTCTAATGCTTTACGTTGTGCTGCTAATTTTTGTTCAAATTCGTATAAACGATATTGACGTGCCATTTCCTCTCGCTCTTCATCTTCTTTTCTTTTTATTTCTGCTGCATCTGCCAAACGTGCCTCTTCTCTTGCTTTCTCCTGATCTGCGATAAATTGTTCGTTTTCAGCATCAAGTTCTTGCTGAGAAACAACCATCATATCACGAATTGCTTGTTCGTTATTTTTCGCTTGTTCCCGTTGCGCTGCTGCACGTTCTTTGTATTGTTCTTTTAGGAAGTTTGTATGGTTGACCTCGACAATTTGTTGTTCTGTGATTAAGTTATCCAACTGCAAACGCGCCTGATCAACCGCGTCGACATACTCCTGCAAATTCTGCTGTCTACGTGCTGCCTGTGCTTTTTCTTGAATGGCTGCCATCTCTGATTGCCCAGTTACTTTGAGCATCATAATATAAGCCTCGCCAATGTAGTCCAATAATCCTTTCTCCGCTTCCTGTTGCTTTAACGTTGCTTCCGCTGCTGCGAGTGCTGCCTTTGCACCTTTGACTTTTTCCGCAACTTGTAATTTTTGTTTCTCATAAATGCTTTGCTCTGAATCACCACGTGCTTGTGCTAACTTTATTTCGTTGTCTAAATATGACGCCCGTAACTCGACTTCTTTTGTCGTTTGTTCGCTGATTCTTTGCAATCGACGCGCTTCGGTGTTTAGTGGATTAAAGTAATTTACCACCTCCTTAATCGCAGTACCTAACGCCACAACCGCAACCGTAACAGCGATAACAGGATTAGCAGCGATAACGGCGTTTAACGCTCTCCACGCCTTGCTCATGTCCTTTAATGACTCCAAGCCTTGCGTCAAAGCCATTGCAGCCTGTAACTTCATGATCGTCTGTTGCACTTCCTCCGATTCGCCACCGAACAAAGCCATTGCACCTTGTAAACCCGCTACCGCTCCCGCTGCTTTTTGTGCGAAACCAACTACGGCCTGAAAACCGTCAGGATGCATTGCTGCCATCGCTTCGTTAGCATCCTGAACGCGATCTTTTAACTCCGCTGCTGCTGCTGCTAACTGATGGAACTCCTGACTGTCCTCCGCAACGCCAAGCATTTGGTTACGGATAGCCTTTAGCGAGTCGCGTACCTCTTTAACGGATTTTGCAGCCTCCGCTGATTCAATGGTTAGTTTTATTACTTCTTCTCTTGATGCCATGTTATCCTATTTTAATCGCTAAGATTTGTGTGCCTTTATCGCTGTTGTTCGTTGCGTGGTTTGTTGTGTTATATCCTGTGCCGTCGTAAATTGTGATGGTGGACGTATGTGTTGTTAATCCACGAGCTGCACGTAGCTTGTAAGTCGTAGTTGTTGATGGTGTAACTATTCCAAACACGCTTGTCGATGTTGGTGAGTTCAATGATGCCGTTGCAGATGCAGGTCGTGTCATTGCAGATTCAGAAATCACGTTGTTACTGCCATCAGTCAACGCTATAAATCCCTGAATGATTAAGTTAGCAGCAGCACCTACAACGTGACCAATAACGAGCCATGTTCCTGCTGCCAATGACACGCTACAGCCTGTAATGTCAGCGTATGTCGCAGCACTTATTGATGTTGTAGCCGTTGCGTATGCCTGTGCCGTTGTTATCGTTGGTGCTTTACCATCCAATGCTGTTTGTAAGTCGGTTACATCAGCTATTGCGTGTGTATGCGCTGACGGTGTAAATGTTGACGGCTTACTGCTAACATTTGCCCACTCCACAACGTTTGCGGATGCAGCCACGTCAACGATACCGTTGTCATTTGTATCGTAAACGGATTTGAACATATTACCAATACCCGTATTAGGCTTGTAACTCATATAATGTAGAATTGTGTTCCGTTATACAAAATTGTTACGCTCTCATATTGTACGGTCATCGAGTAAGTCGCTGAACCGTCAATGTTGACACCGCCACCCGATATAGTTACCGTATGCGCTCCTGATGTAATGTCTTTAATGTCGATCACAGTTCCCGATGCGTAATCAGATGGTGATAACGTGATAGTGAATGTTCCGTTTGCTAAATAATAACCTGACTGCGTTAGCGTGGTGTTAGCCGTCAAGGTAGTTGTGCCAGTCCCTTGCTGTCTTACGTTGTTGATGTAAACGACATCGCTTTCCTCGATCACAAGGTTTGACGAATTGATGACTGTGACATTCTGCAATAAAGGCGAAACAATAATATCGCTACTGTCCTGAATGGTAATGTTCGACGTTCCACTACCAACGCGGTTACCACTACCCGATACCGTTGTGCCTGTGCTATCTTCTGCAATGTAGTTATCGCGTCCAACGTTTATTACGTTAGTTACTACGGCTGTTGATCCTGTGCTTCCCCAGTTAAATGACGGAGCAGGTAAACCACCCAATGTGCCACCGTATGTAAAATCGAGGTTCTTATTGGTCGCAGGTGTGAACGGAATGCCCGTAGCTAATCGCAGTAATTCAACCTTTGTAGACTTGATCTGATTCGTAGAATAATCCACAATCTTATGCAGCCTGTAATTATGCCCGTCAATGTGAATAACACGTCTAAACGATAGGTTCAAAATATCCAACGGTGTTAATAGCAAATGAATGCTTACCAACTTACTATTCGCATTGGTGATCTCATTCATGTACGAATAGTGGTAATTGTTGTACACGTTGTTATCTGTATACTGCGTAATACCACGCGGATTGACGTAAAATATCTCACGCGGAACACCAATGTTCACATCTAACGTTGGCGTGTAAGGATCGTCGACGTGTCCCATGTAAGGATATGTCGTTTCCGTAAAGTTACCCGCTGCCGTTTGGTAAGTCCATGCCGTGTTAGTCGTTAACGCGCCACCCCAATAAAGAATGCGCGGTTTTGTCTTCATCGGTGAACGGTTACCGTTGTTTTGCACCTGATAGATGTGCGGTATGATTCTATCGTGTGACGAATTGCTCAATATCGGACATGGTGCAAATCCTGTTTCAATAACCTTAATGGATTTGATAAAATCGTTAGTAACGTCCAACGTGTATTCGCCGTACGTCTTATTCCAACGCTCACGGTAAAATTTATTCCAATAGTCGTTGTCGTCGCTGTCTTTTACAACGTATCGTATCGCCTCAAGTAATCCCATCGGCGTAATCGTAACGGCTTTACTTACGTCAACTTTATCCGTCCAATCTTCTGATGTTACGCTGCCAAAAAAGTCATCAGGCGGATCAATGTATAGCAGTTTCTCATTAGTGCGGTCAGGTTCAACCATCAGGTTAAATCGTGATATCACCCATTTTAAGAAATCCGCCTGTCGTATGTCAATAGGTAATACAGCGTTCATTTCAATCGTACTGCCTTCAACTACGACGGGATTGTTTCGTGTATTAAACACTTGAACGCCACTACCTGCGTATGTTCTAAATGAATTTAAGTTAGACGTAACAACGCCTCCAAACATTCTGAACGTAATTTGATCACCTGTTTGTAGCAATAATGATGGCGTTGTAAATGTGACATTGTAGGTCAAAGTAGCCCATGATGCTATTGAACCAAAATAAATATTACCAGTATTTGTAGTTGATCCGATTGATATGTTGTTCTTATAAATTACCCAATAGACATTTCCTGTCCAGTTGGTAATAGTCGATGCTGTTATATTGATAAATCCAACATCGCCTGTAATAATAAACTCATGCCATCCTGATTCGGCAGCCGTAAACGTGTAGGTTGTAGGATTGTATTGACTTGATGGATCTGACACCTCCAAATCAAAAGGAAAATTCTGCGCTGCTAAGTTACCGCTAACAAACACAGAACTTCTCGCCTTGAACAAACTATTTGCCACACCGCTTGATGACAACGTTAACTTGTCACCGCAATAAGGAACAAACAACTTTTTGAAGTATGACGAATCTAAAAATGTGCTGTCCCACGTGTAGCCTACACCCGTTACAATCTTCTCAACCAATGACCGCAAACTAATCGCAGGGAAAAAGTCCTTAACATCCCATGTAGCTTCTGACGTAATGCCGTAGTTGATCATTGGGTAAACGTAGTTACCGTCATCGCTATCAACATTCGACCACGTTGCACGTTGGTTAGTACGATCATACGTGTGATTGTCGGAACTGTAGTCCAAATCCGTCAACTTCTTATCGCCTAAATCCGTAAAGATGTTTGTTAAGGTACCATACAACTCAACATTATAAAACATCTTACCAAGTTGCTGCTGATCGCGGTCAATAGATCGCAAACGCATATAACCGCGCAACTGCTCAACGCCATCGGTGTATAACACAAATGGAACCTTCAAATTCGGGTTAAAGTCAGGCGTAAAGTTGATGATGCCACTTGTTTGCGTGTTATATCCGATTTCAAACACAGCATCCAGTACTTCGCTCAACACTTTATCTTTGTATAGCTTTACGGTACGACTAAATGCACCGTTACGCTTGTCAGGATCGCGAATGTCAGCGATAGCGAAGTTCAAAGACGCACCTACCGCCTGTGATAAGTTTACAAGCGTTCCGTTTATAAATAGTTCGTCCCTCATCCCTGTTGGCGTTTGCGTTTGTTGGCTAATCTGAACGATGTCTTAAACTCCCACAGCATATCCCATACCTTGTATCTGATAGTGTGGTAATTGCTATCAACTACAATCACAGGTCGCAAATACTCACCATTGTGCCAGTAAACTTCGGGACTTTCGAATAGTTCCTTTAGCCAGTTTATTGTAACCTCGCTACCTATCATCTCGGACGTGCAATTTAGCGTATCAGTTGCTGACGTGTACACTTGTCGCTGTCCTCTGTTGATTACGTCTTGATTCCAACTATTGCCTGACAGGTAGCCGTTATTTTTCTCTACAAACTCGCGCTCCACAGTTGACGTAATGTCTCGACGGTATTTGTAAGAGTACATATCGAAACCGCCTAACTCATTTAAGAATACTATCTCAACAGGATTTTGACCACGTGCTGTACAATCGCGCTCAAAGTAATACGATGTACTCGGATTGTTATTAGCGTAATTTGTTAGTGCAACTTCGTATCTGTTAACCGTGCTATCAATCACAGGCTGCGAACCACTTGCTAAGGTAGCGTTGTTCAAATCCTCAACACCGATGCCAACACGCAACAATTTATCCTGCGTAATACTTGAAGATGCTTGGTAAGGATTTTCAATCAAATAAGTACCTAACGTGTTACCCGCTGAATCGTAAGTGGTGCAGGTTAAATAATACGCACTACCTGACACGTCGTTAATAAAGTACAACCATCTTTGCTCGGAATCTGCAACGAATTTCTGCGTTTCAGGCTGTTGTGTAAGTACCACACCGCCTAATCCAAGCGTGTAGTTCTGGTAGTTGTATGTCTCCAACACTACAGGATCAAGTGATGCGTTCCATGCGTACTTTGTTCCTGTATCTTGCAGGTTAGGATAAACAACGGGATTAGTTCCGTATTGCTCACCGAATCTTACAACATACGGTTTGTAGCTATTTGTGCAACGCTGAAAACCGTATACCGTGTGATCGATATCATGGCTGATGTGAGCCTGTACGACGTTGCTAATGTCAAACGTACCGTAACCTGTAATTACATTAGAATCACAAGTAAGACGTGTGTAACCTGCAACTCCTGACACGTAAATGTCAGCAACGTAGCGAAAGTTAGGTTGTGCTGTGTTGGTAGAACCTACAACAAAGCGCATCTCGTTGTACACGGGTGTCCACTCCTGTGGCTCGTGTGTGATATTAATTGCCATTATTCCTCTAATATTTCTGCCACAAAGACTTCGCCTGACTTTGTTAACAGCGTTTGTAATAACTCATTGATCGCATCCTCATTCCATACTTCGGAGAAAAAGCCTTTGCCCTTAGCCACAAATCCTTTCTTGTGAATCTTGGACGATATAGCGTAAGATAGGCTATCACGCCATTGTAACGTATTCTTGAATGTCCGTGTGAATGATTTGCCCGTCTTTTTATCGGTCATCACCTGCTTCAACTGTGGTGCGATACCGCGTTTACTAATCCACAATAACAGGTTTTTACGGACGCTGCCATTACCAGATGCTCGTGTTGGTCGACGCCCTTTGTCGATATACTCCCAATAGTTGTTCATTACAATGGTCAACTGATAGCCGTCCGCTGTCGAAGTAACTATTGGTTCAATAGATTCTGCTAAATCGCTTTCGTCGTAGTATGCATCCTTACGTACTAAATTAGCACGGATAGCATCAACAACAGTTTGCGCCCAGTCTTGTATGTAATCTTGAATTTCGTCGGATTCATTGGAAGCCATGTCCGTAAAATTACAAAACGGGTTAACGTTTACTTTGCATCTCGTGTTTTAACCGCTCCATCCGTTCAGCGTGTTCGTCCTGAACGTCTTTAATTAACGCCAGTCGATTATACCACTCATTCAGGGTTAATTCATAGTACTGTTCTTCTTTGGTCAAATCCCCGTTGGTCATATTGTATATCGTGTAGGCTATTCCCCATCTGTCTCCGACGCTTTGATTACCGCTTCCGCTTCCTTCATTAGTTGATCGCTTAGGCTTTCCAAATAAGTTAGGACGTGAGGCTCGATGGCTTTTGATGCCGCGCAAAAAAAAAGCGCAATCCCAATGGCGATGTCCGCAGGTAGGTGATCTTTGAACAATTTGACACGCTCGTCAAATGTTAGCTGCTTTTTGAACCATTGCTTTTTCTGATCGCTAAAAATAGCCACGATGTACGGAAGTAGGTCGTAAAGGTTGCTATCGTTCAGGTTCAATATCTGCAATGACCGCTCATGCTTAACCTTTATCGTGTTGATATTAGGTAGGCATACAAACTTGTAACCTTTGACCTTAAATACAGGCTCGTATCGACTGTTTGGATATTCCGTAAGCAGTTTATACAACTCTTTGCGGTGTTCGTTGATCTCCGCGAAGTTCATACTGTCAAAATAGTCGGTAGGCTTACCATACCACATAGATAGCAACTTGATATCCCTATCCAATAGGTCAATGTCCAATACTTGCTCCTGCGACAATCGCATAAACTCACCGATGTTTCCTGCTGTTAAATTTCTGTATTTCATATTAAAAACGTATTGCGAAGTTAGCTCCTTTACCTTCTTTTAGTGCTGCGTGTGCCATTGCCGTTGCCATTATTCCGTCATCATGGAAACCGTAAGGCGCACCGTATTTTATTGTTCTGCTTTTGGCGTTGTATTCAAAACTAAACACGTCGAATTCCTTTTGTAGCCAGTCGATAGGTAAAAACGTTACCGCATCGGTTTGTGTTGCTACCGCCAAAGATTCTATAATGTCGTTCTTGCTCTTAGCTGATGTTACAAACGGCTGCACGTTGTATGGATTCTTGCATTGTGATTTTATCTGATCTATCAACGCATCACCGATACTGTTAACCTCGACGTTGACCGTAGCGTTAAACCTGTTTATCTGCTCGGATATTTGCCGTGTTATGTTTGACCATGTATCGTGTCTCCATCGGTTTAGATATACCTGCTCACCTTTCTCGTTAAAGATAGACAATACAGAATAGTCATCCGCACGTCCTAAATCGACACCTCCGTAAAACTTAACACCGCCCGATGCTTCTTTGTACTTTGGACTAAATATCCCTGCACCACCGTCAATAAACTCCGCTAAATACTCCTGCCTGAATACATGATCAGGTAATGTCAACCGCGCGTCGTCAATTTCGGATGGGTTAATTAGTGGGTTGTCATAAGAACTCATTTGGAACGACTTGTATTGTTCGTTGACACCGTCTAAGTTAAACAGGTTGTAAAAGTGATTCTTACCCTTTGGCGTACTGATTAACAGCACCTTTTTGCCCTTCACCAACACCGTTGCCCGTAGTACCTCCGTCCATGCTGCTTCGTCCATAAATGCGAACTCATCGCATACAAGGTAGTCAAACGTAAAGCCTCGAATGTTGTCGTACCTTTCCGCGCTGAAAAATTGAAGTGAAGATTTGCCCACCTTTATAGTTAACTCCGTAGCGTTCTTTTCAATTAGTCCAGTACCTTCAAACGCCAACACCATTTCCTCAAATACTTTCTTTGACTGCTTGTAAACAGGTGACACCCACGCACATTTGCAGCCTAAATGGTTGAACATCCAATAGTACAACTGATTCATCGCCAACATCGTTTTACCGAATTGACGACCAATGTTCAGGACAAAATACTTATTCAGGTTTTCGTTAATTGCCTGATGTATTACCGCCTGATTCTTGTGTGGGTTGTACAACTGAACCGAAAGCCGCTGTGACATTTGTTATTTGTTGGTGTTGTGTTACTTCGTCCTTCCATCCGTATTTGTTCTTCAACTTAAAGATCGCGCCCTGTGTTGATCCTGCCCACATTAGCTTGTCTTCCACATCACCTTCTAAGTAAGACGTGATATAGTCCATTGTGTCCGAAAATTCGGGTTTGTTTCGGTAGTAATCGTGCCATACAGAACGAGTAAAACCGAGCCACATTCTCAAATGCGCTTCGTTGTACTTGCCCTTCTTCTTTTGGTCGCAAAAGTCAAAATACTCTAATGCCTTCTCTAATAATTCTTCTGGTGTTTCGTAGTGCGGTGGACGACCTACGTTCTTTTTAACGTACGCCCACAGGTTGCCATCTACAAATCTTCCTTTTTCGTCTCTACCTGTTTCGCTCATATTCTAATATGTGTTGATGTATTCGTTCGTATGCTTCACGGATGCAACTTGAGCATGACATAGGCTTCAGTTCACCGTATATTTCTAACCATGCAGCCTGTAACGCCTGACGCGGTGCTGTGCTAACCTCCTGACCGACTTGTATAAAGCGGTCAATGGCTTCGCGATGCTGTTGTAAAGCGTTGTATGTCTGTTCGGTCATCGTTGCAGGTTCTTGTGGAACTCCATCGTTAACACGCTAAACATAGAGGCAAAGCCTGACATTAGCACGGTAACAATAATAGATTCTACCTGTGTAAAATTACAGAATAGCATAATGTTAATGACTAACGCGCTCCACCATGACAGGCAAAGCCCACAGGTAAACGGTTTTAGGCTGATCTTGCCGCTTAATTTTAGCAGGATGCGTTGAGGTATCAAAGTACATTCCGCGAACCAATAGCAGAACACCCCGATTAATGCGTTGATGAATAGTTGGTGTATCATTTGTTAATTATTACGTAATTGTATTTACTTAGGTCAATGTCGCTAATCCATTTGCGTTGTATGTGGTACGTTCCGTGATAGTCGGACGTTTGTTTCTCCGTTTCATTCATGTAGTACGTTATCAACACCTTTTTGTGCCGTCTGCAAATGTTAACCAAAGTAGTGTGCAATTCAATGTCAGCGCATCCCACCTGAACCACTTCCGTCGTACACGCTTTTATCTGCTTGGTATGTTCGGTTAGGTCGTAGGTCATGCCTTTGGTATTTGACGGTGTGCGATATAAAAGTCAGTTCCATACTCGAATGGTTGTAAGTAATGCGGATGCGTTACTATTGTCCCGTATGGCAAAAGTTTGTATTCGTACCAATGTAACAACACGGATAAAACGGATTGATCGTGACGATGTGCAATAAACCCTTCGCGTGTCGATATGCCGTTGTTAAAACACCCAGCGTCAGCAGCCTTTAGTAAGTCATCAAATACCCATAATGCAGTAGGTGTATTGAAGTTAAGCGCAAATGCACCTCCCCATGTTTGTTCCATATTAGGCAAATCTTTTTCGCATCCAAAATAACTCACGCATTGGTCGCTAATGTAATTCTTTAACGGATGCCCTAAATTATGAAACGCCATAATGCCATGAGTAAACAAGTCAGGCGTTAATTCTTTTTCTAACGTCATTACGCTATCCAACCAAATGATCTTTTTGTAGCCTTGCTCACGCATTAGCTGTATCATGGTCAACTTGAAGAAGTACGGACGCTGATCGTGTGTTAAATGCTTGAATGCTAACGGATGCGGTGGTTCTGAATCTGTTGCATCCCATAGAAAGTAATCGTATGACGTGTTACGCTCGATGCTTTCCGCTAATCGAGGCAAGGCAGCAGGGTAATTCTCCCGACCGCGCTTTGCATAAGATACCACGCAAGTATCAGTATTCCTTGTTGTACGTGAGATAAGCATAGTGATAAATTGGTTCTGTTATTTCTGTTTCGGTGTTAAGGTAAGGATTTAATGCTTCGCTGTATGCTTTATCTTCTGCATTGCTGATGTGCGGAAATTTAGCCTTTAATGCTAACTCACGCTTAACTGGTGTTAGGTGGTTAGCCTTACGATAAAACACCAAACGCTGCCCATCGTGTTTGTTCTCATTTTGAAAACTTTTAGATAGCTTCCAAAGTATTAACGCTCCACCATTCTCGCTGTAATGTCCGCACGTTGCTACGCAGTCAACGCCTGTTTGGATAGCTTCAAGTATTGATTTGACGTAGTTCGGATAAACCTGATCGTCATCGTCGATAAATACTACATAATCCTTTAACGCACGATTCAACAGCCTGTTCCGTTTCTCGCCTGTTGTCACCTCTTTGTTATCCACGTCAGTAATAACCTCAACCAACGCAGCGTGATCAGATGGCAGCGCAAGTATTTGAGCGTACAACGAACGCAGCAGCCTATCTAATGAACTGCGACGCTTGTGTAAAGACGGAATTAGGATTGACAGGGACTTCATGCTATACGATCTACTTCCGATAAGTTGGCACTATGGTTGTATTGATGTAGTATTTGCTCGGTGTGTATTTCGGTTGTGCATTGCGGTAAAACCTGCTCCATGTACGCCCAATCCTCCGCATTATTGATGTCGGGCAATTTGCATCGTTGCGCTATGCTTGTTTTGACTGGGCAAATGTGAAACGGTCTGCGTTTGAACTCACCGTAAGGTGTAGCCTGTTCATTTATAGGATGGTGTAGACTCATGTTGGCAACACCCCAATAATAGTCGCACTTAAATATTGATTTGAACGTAACAATGTCCGCTCCTATGTTGCATAGTCTTACCAATTGCTCAATATAGTTTGGTGCGATAGTTTCATCGTCATCAACAAAGCAAAGATATTCGCCCTTAGACATATTAATAAGTGCTTCACGCTTTTTACCTACACTTAATCCACCATAAATAAATTTAGGCGTTTCAAGGTAGTATATCTCTACACCGCCCAATGCAACAGGTAGCTTCTCAATTTGTGTGCGAAGTTTAGCGTAAAGATCACCAAACAGATGACTACGTTCAGGAATCGTTGGAATTAATATGGATAGTTTTTCACTTGACATAATATCCTACACCGTGTTTAATTGTTACTTTTTCAGGTTTAATAAATTCGTGTACCGCTTTGGCGCATCCTGACAATTGGTAATCGTCAATTATTAGCACACCGCCCTTTGATAACTTCGGAAACAGATGTTGCATACATACTTTAGTTGAACGGTATAAATCACCGTCTAAACGTAGGAATGCAATCTTATCAATATCTTTGGCGTGTTGTTCTACCGTGTCCTCAAACCATCCTTTGATCAAATTGAGGTTGTCAGTTGGTAAACCGTACCGATTAAAGTTGTACATTACGGTTTCTACGCTGTGTGAACTTACGCCTGTTGTTTCCAAAGCACCTAACTTCGTTTTGTCAATCTCACCAATACCTGGCTGTTCAGCATCGTGTTCGGTTGCGTATGGTATACCTTCAAATGAATCAAAGCCGTATATAATTCTGTGTTGACCTAACTCTAACTGTGTTTGTTGCATCATGGCTATTTGTGAACCTGCTGCCACTCCGCACTCAATTAGTACGCCTTTAACTTTTCGTGTTAACACGTCACGGGTTACTTCTCCTGTAAGGTTTAGCACCTCAAATGTGCTGTATACTGGTTGTATGTTCATCGTGCAAAAATTAAGTTTTCAGCATTTCGGTGGATTTCTGTTAAGCCGTATTTTGTGCAATGTGCTATGTATTGCTCTGGATTGACACCGTTGTACTCCACGCATACCATTTGCGTTTGTGACGCGTTAAGGTCGATCTGTTGTAGGATTGATAAATCCATACCCTCCGCATCGATGGTAATAAAGTCAAAACGCAAACCTGCAAACAACTCATTATAATTCATTGCCTCTACTTTGACTTTCTTAAACTTTATGCCATTCCACCTGTTTATTTCCGTTTCTACCGTTGTGCTTAATAGACTGTCATCGTTTGGAATGTGAGGATCATTTACGTGCAAATATATTGATGTCTTATTGTAATCTTGATTAACTATTGCCACATCAAATACAGATACGTCTTTGCGATCTTTGTAAAGTTGTAGCAGTTTTTTAACGCACGATGGCGATGGCTCGACCAAACAACCAGACCAACCATTAAGCAGTAGGTGACGGCTGTTGCTGAATGTAACACCATCATTTGCTCCGATGTCAAGTAAAATGCCCTTCTTACCTTGAAAGTAGTTGGCAATTATTTCCTGTTCGTTGTTTTGGCTATAATTCATAGTTACGTGCTTTACGTTCGTGATACAGTTTTTCATCATGACTCCACATGGCAGGATTCTCGTTACGCTTGTATAAGTCATCCCATTCAGCCTTACCCCATGCAACGTGTAAGTGTGTGAGTATATTCACGTCGTCACCCATGTATTTGTAGCATCCGCGTAATTTAGCCACCTCCGTTGCTTCTACGTCACACCATAGGCTCTTGTAGTCGGGATGGTAAATGTAGCCGTCACGCTCGAAGTATTTGCGGCCAATTATTGACATCGTGCTGATGTTTGACTTTTGGTAGCCGTCGCTGAAATGCACGAACAAATCCGTGTTACCCCCAAACGCTGATCGTATTACCTCATCAAAGCCTTGCGCGGTGAACACCATATCGTCGGACATATTAACTAAAATATCCCAGTCCTGAACCACATTTAAGTCACGGTTAATCGCGTCGATCTTGTTCTTTGATGTTGCGACTGTTGCAATTACCTGCGATGCTATGCTGCATTCGCGTAATTCTTTACGGTATTGCTCAATAGTTGGATCGTCGCTGTCTAATGTAGCCAGTATTACGTAGTTATCGCTAACTGAATTTTGTGCTATGCTTTCCAATCCACGACGGAACTTGTCCGGACGTGAACGCGATGCGTATTTGTAAAGTATTCTCATTTTTGGTCGTTTTTAGATTGCTCTACCTTTTGCTGCCAACGTTCACGGCTTACCTCAACCGCGTGTTTTATTTCGTTGGGAAATAATGTCGGACGATGTTCGATTTCATATTGCAGGTAATTGTCAATGTCTAATGAATAAATGTATTGCGCTGATCCCAACGGACAAACAAACGGTGATGGGCTGCAACCTTCCAAATGCGCTCTCATGCTCATGTCCGCGTGTTCAAACCCATACACACCAAACTTCTCATCAAACATTCCGACCTTATCCAAACATTCACGCGTGAAGTACATCATGCAGCCGTTGCTGTTATTGTATATTCCGATATTAGGCTCAATCGCTTTAATTAGTCGCACGTCGATGGTTTCGTGTTGGTAGATAAAGTGACCAATGTTAGCCATTTGCGCTGCTTCGATAAAAAACAATTCCCATTCCTTTGCTCGTGGAAAAGCGTCATCGTCAAACAGGAATATATGATCGCAATCCTTTAACGCTTCCAAACATTGGTTCTTATTCCATGCCACGCCTTTCTTTTCCGTGTCAATGCTTACGTGCAATTTGTACGGTGATTGTGTGTACTTCTCAATTTGGTCAATCGTCAACTGTACGTGTTCAGGTCGATTGCATCCCGTTACTCCTATCCCTATCATAATGCGTTTAGTACTTGTGTTACTTTTTTGTGTGCTTTATTTTGATTAAAATGCTCCCGTACATAGTCGTGCAAATTGTTTGCTAACCGTTCGCGCAATTCTTTATCATTTGTTAGGCGCAATATTGCTGTGAACCATCCCTCTTTGTCATTGCAGACTAATGCATTTGCGTTGTGCTTCAAATGCGGAGCATACGGTAAAACATTGCTAACTATTGCAGCGCATTTTGTCCATCCTGCCTCGATCAACTTCAATTCGGACTTACAGCTATTGAATACCCCGTGTTCCATTGGAATCAACGCCACGTCCACTTCCTCATACATCACACCGTAGTCAATCGCGTCTTTTGCCCATAGTCGTTTGTAAAACTGTTGATTCCCTATGTGATTACCTTCACGCACAAATGACTTTAAGTAATCGCGATAAAAGTCAGGAAGTTGCGTGTAGTTAAACGTAAACATTCGCTCCACTTCCGTAAATGATGGATGTAGGTTAAAGCTGTTTACGAATTGCACTTTTGAGCGAATATGCTTATTCTGGTAAGCAGAACGAACACCGTTAAACATTAACGCTGCATCACGTTCGCGGTACATACCTGCTATAAATCCAAATCGCGTAAATCTTGATGGCTGTTTGTTCGTGCTAAACTTTGTGATGTTTGGATCAATAGTGTTAGGTACAACTGTCGCGTCAATGCCGTATTCGTTTTTAATGTGACGCGCTAAGGTTTCTGTTGAGCAAGTAACCGCATCAACTATTTTAACGACTTCCTTTGTTTGTTTCTCCCACTCGCTGACCTCTTTTAACTGATGCGTAAAGTATCGCACCGCTTCATCGTTTTTAAGGTTTGTCGCGTGTTCTATTCTACCTTTAATTGATTTGTGGTGTAGTTGATGCCACGTTGGTATTTTCCAGTAATCGTCAATGTCAAGGATGATCTTTTTACCCGCCTCTTTAATCTTGGTAAACAATTCAATCGGATGCGCTCGGTTAATGACGTACACATCGCTATCTAATGGCGAATTAAGGATGTCATGCTTCGATGCTATTTGCGCTCCATCAATTCGGCAATACGGCATATAAAGACGATATAAGTCCATACCGTTTGCGATCAATTCACGGTCTTTGCCGAATCCGTTGGTTAATACGGTTACTTTCATTGCTTGGTTTTATTAAATTCTTTGACCATCGTCCGCACGTAAACACACGCTGACGAATAATGTATGCCTGTTTTCTTCTGAAAATCGCGATAGCTGCGTTTCTTAATCGGTTCGTACTCCATGTACTCCAATGTCACCAATGACTGTAAACTAAGTTCGGGATTAGTTTTATTCTCATCACAAAACGCCTTAAACTCATGTATCAATTCAGGATCGAGACCAACACGCTCCGTTTGCTCATCCACAACGTCCAATTCAAGGTCATCAATAAATTCGTAGGTAGGAAAATTCTGTTTGTTAAAGTTTGATCGTGGTAGCATCACCTCACGCACCATTGTGATAAATGCGTAGTGTTTTAGTTTGCCGTTTTGATACAGGTTAAAAATGTTTTCCTCTGGCAAAGCACAAACACGCTCAATGACAAGGTGCAACAAATCTTCACGGGCTGCGAATGTGCGACAGTAAGCCTTTATTGCTGACCGCAACTCCTTACTGTTGTACAACTCCGTGATGATCTGTTCTCTGTTCACGGACTGCAATTTACGCACATTCGCAAATCGTTTAGATATTATTTATTGACATCAGTTAACACACATAAAAGAATCAATTACTCTCATCCGTTCCTGCGTTGCTTTGATGTGTATTTCGATCAACTCCATATTGACTTCATCACCTGCTTGTTTGCACAACTCGTACAACTTCCACAACTGGTCAATTTCATAACCAACAAAGCAAAGGCGAAGTTCTGGTGTGTCGGCTGCTGCGTACATATCCAACTTTGGCGACAAATCAGCCATTAGCGTTCTGTATGCTTCCGCGTATCTAAGATCAGCCTTTGTATTGTGTCGATTGTTATGCCTACGCATTGCGTGAATGACTGTGGCGTGGTTACGGTTAACTATTTGCCCGATTGATACTAAGGACAACATAGTATGCTCCCGTAGTATGCCCATCACCAATTGACGAACCAACACTATTTCGCCTAATCGCGTTTTGCCTTTTATTTCGTCGAATGTTAATCCGAACACGTTGTGTACTGATGCCTGTAATGCAGACATGAATTTCTGTGAATCTGTTGCTTTCATTTTTGTTTGGTTTTATTTGTTAAAATGGTAAATCGTTTGTTTTTTTATGGTTTAACAGGCTGTTGTAAATACTTTGGTTGCTTGGTCTGTTGTTTTGCTATTACCTTTATTAGTCAGCCTTTTAACTTCATTTTCTAAGTGCTGCACTTTGGCTTTAAGGTTAGCTATCTGCCTATCCTTGTAAATTATCTGTTTTCTCTCCTCGCTGATAATGCTTGTTAAATGCCAATTCAAACACCTTTCGCACAGATATGCGCGTACTGGCTTAACCTTTCGGGATGAAGTTTTATTAAGTTTATCTATATAGTATTCTGCGCTTTTTTCGTTTGCAAAATACACTTTTTTACACTTGCTCATGGTTTAGTTATTAAAAAGGTAAATCGTTTGTCTTTGGTTTTGGTTAATCGTTTCTATTCTCATGGTTTTAACAGGCTGTTGTAAATACTTTGATTGCTTGTATTTTTTCTTTCTCCGTTCTCAATTCGAGAACTTTATCTTCGAGCCATTTAACGTAATGCTCGAAGACTTTGTAGCTACCTTTGCGCGTTCCGAATTGCTTGTAATACTCCTTGTGAAGTTCTGCTCTTTTGCTCATGGTTGAGGGATGTGCGCAATGAGTTGCGTGTATTTACGAGTTATGTTTAATTGCTCGTACCTCGCAACTCCGCTTCGCTAAACATAACACAGTATTTGCGATAATAATTTAAAACCTCTGAGCGTAACCATTTCTCAGCAAAGTTTTTTAATTCATCTACTGTATCACCAAAGCCACTATACATAACTCTATTCTTGTATCTTATCATTAATGTTAATCCACAATTATTAGGCTTTATATCGTCTCTTATGCTTTTACTTCCTTTGTCATAAATACCATCACAATCATATCTTATATCAAATTCATAAGCTCCAACTGTGGCTTTTGCTGTGGCATAATCAAGTCCAAAAAACTTTGCTTGTTCTATCCAATTATTAATTTTTGTTTCCATTTAAAAATTTATCGTTAAGGTTTTAAATTACTACGCAAATAGTGATACCGTTAAAACGGCAAGTCATCTGCCTTGTGAATAAAGTCCGTGTTTGGTTTTAGCGTGTTGCTAATGTATGTCTTTTTTGGATCAACGAACAAAGTATGCTCACCGTCCCAATTCAGGTCAACCGTTCCAGTTTCTCCGTTACGGTGCTTTGCAATTATAACCTCTGCTTTACCTGCTGTGCTTTGTCCGTTCTCATCCTGCGTCTCTCCGTAGTATTCAGCGCGGTGAATAAACATAACTATATCCGCATCCTGTTCGATTGCGCCTGATTCGCGAAGGTCGGATAGCTGCGGTCGTTTCTCACCGCGTGATTCTACCGCACGGCTCAATTGCGATAACGCTACAACTGGCACATTGCAGTCTTTTGCCACACGCTTCAACTCACGGCTAATTTCGCTGATGATCGCTTCACGGTTTCGGTTTCGTCCGTTTGGTACGCTGACAAGTTGTAGGTAGTCCACAATAATTAACCCTACACCACCTTGTGCGGCTTTCAACGCCTTACTTCGTAATTCCTGCCAATCAATTCCTGCTTTGTCCTCAATCTGTAATAAATGGCATTCTATCACACCACGCGCCTGTTCCACTTTGCGAAGTTCATCCTTAGTAAGACATCCATTCTTGTAGTTGTGCGAATTGACGCATGATTCCATCACGATTAGGCGCGTTGTAAGTTGCAGCGCGGACATTTCAAGGCTGAAAAACAATACAGGTTTGTTGGAATTACGGGCAAATGCTAACGCTAATGATGTCTTACCCATTGCAGGACGTGCAGCAAGTATCACAAGGTCGGACGGCTGCCATCCACCAAACACACGATTCATGTCGGTGAATCCTGTGCTGATTCCAGTCGGAAGGTTATGTTCACGGGCGTAAACTTTCTTAGCATATTCCTCGCGCTCTACCTTTACCACCTCTGCAACCGAAACCACCTGCTTTCCTTTTGTGGTTTCCGACATTAGGAAGTCGTTTAACTGCTTAACGTCATCGCGAATGTTAAACACGTCCACGCTGTCAGCATAACTGCGATTAATCAACCTGTCAGCCTGTTGTATCACTTCCCTACGCATAGCCAATTCCTGAATCTCTCTGCAATGCGCTTCAATATGAACATCACTACCAACACGGTTGCACAACTCGGAAACGGTCATGATGCCGACGATTTCCAGTTCGTTGGTTGCTTTCAGTTCTTTAGTCACGGTAACCATGTCAACGGCTTCGCGCTTACTGAATAGTCGATCAATGGCTGCAAAGATGCGACGGTGTTTCTCGTGGTAAAAGGTCTGCTCGTTAATGATTTCCATAACACGGAAAATGCTCTGCTCGAACAATACCATCGTGCCAAGCACCACGCGCTCCGTCTCTAAGTTGTATGGCGGTTTTCT